GTAGTAATCACCTTGTGCTCGTGGTTTACCTTTCTCAGGCCAACCTAAAGGTCGACCGTCTTTATACATAAAATATTCTTGTTCAAAACCAAACCACCATTGGTCATCAACCAAGTTCTGACAATGGGTTCTTGTGTTTGATTCATGTGGTTCATGGTCAGCATTCAACACTTCACACATCACATAAGTGCCTTCTAAACCTGGACTTGTTTGTGTAGCATCGGCTCTAATACGGTCAATGGTACGATACTCTGCCACTGGTCTTAACAAACAATCAGACTTACTACCTGTGGCCTGCTGTGTAGATGAACCATCAAATGCCCACATATCAGCAAAGTCATCTACCTTTACTTTACTTCTTAGTGACTGTTCTGGTTTATAACCATCTAACCAAACATATTCAAATTTATTCATCTCGGTAAATGCCTAGGATTTCTCACCTGATTCCAGGGATGACCACTTTTCTTCCAGGGATGATCAAACAAGTCACTTTGTAATCGCTTTACTAGTAACGTCAACTTGGTTACATCCTGTTCCAACCCACCTACCTGTTTAAGCAAGGTACTTAATTCACTTTCCTTATTCATGTCCCCACCTTCTTTATATATTTCCAATATTCTGTTTCTTTTGCATCATGTTCTTGTTTATGTTCTCTGTACCACTGATAATCACCATCAGCATTTTCAGCTAACCAACCTTGCATACTATCATACATTACTACTTTGACGGCAACGTGTTCAGTAGTTCTTTCATTTTCTAAGACAATCTGTTGTCCTCGACGGAACACCATACCACTAGTTCCTAATTTTTTTACTTTCTTAAGTGCGTTCATAATATAAAGGGGCAAGAGGTAGGAAGGACTTGGTTTCACCTTCAACCGACACCAGCAAACTACCTTAGTCATTGGTTCGTCGAACCTTCGCCCTAGTCTTGGTTGACTAGTGTGACACCATCACCTTTCGGTTAGGCGCCTGAGTACCATCTCTGACGATTAAGCATTATCTCCATTTGCCACAGAGATTATTCTGCCACTACCTCTCCCAACTGTATGCCTACAGCCGGGTGCCTTTTTTCATTCTGCTCTACCTTTTCTCCACCGATAATCTGTTTTATTATTACTTCTATATTTCTTTTGATTGTATTTGTTCACAAGTTCATCAGTTAATTCTTGTAGTTTAGGCACACAAATATCATTAGTCCACCGAACTAACTCTGCATTATCATGTTCTAATACTTTAATTCTATCTTGAGCCTGTTCTAATTTATAAGAAAGATGTGCAATTCTACGCTTTGCTTCATCTACATAAGATTCTTTTGCTTGTACCGCTTCATTCATTATATCAGACCCTCAGTTTCAACTATTTCTATAAGTTCCTTTTTGCATCGCCAAATATTTACGTCTACAAAAGGTTCATACTTTTCAATTAATCGGCTTACCTTTGGCCAAATAATTTGTTCTCTAATCTCTTTATCAAATGTCTTACGATAGGATACTAATTTTTCAAATACCACTAAAGTTTCTAAACTTATTTTCTTTCCTAAATAAGCCTTTACTAATTTAGGATGATTTCCGTTATTACAGTTAAATATTATATCAAAATTCGGGGCCTGTGTCAAGAGTTTTTCGGCTTCATTTTTAAAAATATATTCAATACTTTCATTTTTAGCTACCCACTCTTTCCATACTTTTTCATCCATTTCTCCAACCCATACATTACCTGAAACAATATTAGAAACAAAAAACTCAATCAATAAAGGATCATCAAGTTTTCTAGCCAACCTAGAAAAACGAAATCTATCCTTTCTTTTTTCAAAACTCTGCTGTGTAGCATTTGTTTTACCATTATACTTAAAGTAATCATAGTCACTACTGAAATGCAATTTCAAAGCCAAGTAGTGTTTATATGCTTCAAACTCATTCATTCTCATAGAGGAAGGCTAGATGTCTTGGGTAAATAATTCAAGGCTTCTGCATCAGCCTGTAATTTTTCTTTCAAGGACCTATCAATCCATTTATTGATCGTATCCGGTTCTATTACATTCTGTTCACAATAATACAGAATGGCTTCCATATGTGTTAAGCGTTTGGTTCTCACAAGTTCATCAACAATAAGTGCAAACTTTTTGGGTGTAATCTTTTCTACCATAATATAATCCTCAATTTAGCGGGGCGGCTTGAATAACAAGGCGCCGCCCCAAACCCCGGAGAACATTACGCAGCTAGCGCATAATCCTCAAAGTAAAAGTCATCATTGGCTTTTATATTTTTGTGTCCGATTCCTCAGATAAAGTTTCGTCCGTCCGTCGATGCTGTTTCACCCCCATTAAACTGTTCCTGTCATCTGGTAAGGGACCCCACATCCCTTGTCTACTCCATTCGTCGGGTGTGTAATAATAGGCATTCAATATTTTAGCAAAATCAAAAATACCCTGATACATCACCCGTGAATTGGTGGAGGTGGCCGGTACTGCCCCGGCGTCCGATCCGTCTACTTGTTTATCGTCATCAGTATCTTTCACATAGTTATTTATCTAAATCTAAGTTCAGATAAAATTCGTCCATTATCTCCTCTAGTAAAGGTAAATAATCAGCAGTTTTCTTTTCAAAAATCTGCACCGTTCCATTTTCAGCTACCATCATAATAACAATATTCTCTATTGTCATACCTGTATGCTCTTCAAACATCGTAGCATATGCAGCACACTGAATATAGTAATCTTCAATCCACGCCTCTTTCTTTTCAGTAGTGGTAGTCTTGAAGTCTACTATTGATAGTTTACCATCGTACTCACCTATAAAGTCACAGCGACCAGCCACCTTGTACTTAGGTGAGTGCATAGTCTGCTCTTGCATAACGACCTTTGTGATCTTGGTGTTCAAGCTGTCTTTCAACTCACCAAACATATGCCAAGCCAAAAAGTGATCAGACTTCAAATCACTGATGTCACTGTTCTTCAAATAGTTTTCAACTATGTTATGAAACACAGTTCCTCTACGAGCAGCCTTACCTGAGACAACACGGGCTTGTTCTTCACCAATACGATCACGCCATTTCTGCAATCCTTCTTGCTTACCAGGACGTTTACCTAGTACCGTTGTGATACTAGGATACTTGAGGCCATCTGGCGCCTCATAGAACCGCATCCCATGGAGTTTATGTACAGGCAACTCCGGGAAAGGTTCATAACCATTTGTGTGTATAAATTCCATAATCTATTACCAAGTAAAATTAACTTTAAACATAATTTTTGTATCTCTATAATCTTCCATATCAATAGTCCGAGTGATATTACTACCATGCCTATCATCATAAGACACACTCATCGTACCACCAACAGGCTGTAAAGCTTGACTAACAGTAAACTGCCAGTTTAAGTTCTTCTTCACTTCACCCCTCAAACCAGTTTCAAAAGCCAAAGATGGAACTGTATCTGACATATTCAGAATACTTCTTCCACCATTACCTTTAGATAGTGCCATAGTCGCTGACCCAAAAAACATACCATAATCTTTTGATACTGTACTAGCTATTGTATCATACTTTCCCACTCCTGTCGAGCCTAAAAACCCATTTTCTTTAATTAAAGTTAAAGTCAACCAATCTTCTGGCTTATAAAGAGCCGCAGTAGTGGAATCTGAATACATTACACCTACCTTATCATTAGATATAAATGTACCATCATCTAATGTAGCTAGTACTGGATTGTTCTCAAACCCCATAGTACGACCACGACCAACTGACACCCCACCTACATCAACTTTAAAGTTAGGCATACCAATGTTCACCATTTGTAATGCCACACCTTCACCCAAATCCATATAGTCTGTAACTACAGAACTATGTGAAGCATAGTTTGCCGCATTAGTTCTATAATCTCTACCAAATTTGTCAAAAAATACTACTGACAAATCTGATGCTGAGTGTATCAATGCAGAGCTAACTTTTGCCCTTCTCAATATTTTACGTTTACCCTTTACTTCTACAGCAAAATAATTCCGATCTCCATGGCTGTCATACCAATTGCCATCGCCTGGCGTACCTATCCATACCCAACCATCGTCATCATCTACAGGTGGTGCAGCACACGATGATTGGTGCTTAACTCCATGACTATCATACCAGTTACCAGGCGTACCTATCCATACCCAACCATCGTCATCATCTACAGGTGGTGTTACAACAACATCATCACACGGTTCATTTGGATCTCCCCCACCAGGAGGATTATCTACAATAGGAATAGGCTCAAACATACCACGGATATTTAACATACCATGACCATACACATTATCTACACCCGGTGCACCTAAGTCTGTTGCAGATTCAAATAGAATAGCAACAGTAGCTAACGGATTACCTTTTAAATGTCCCCAATGATCCTGCAAAATTGCAATGGCACCAGTAACCATCGGTGCGGCCATAGATGTCCCAGACATATGACCATAATCTGCATCAGACATAGCAAACCCACCCGATATATAATCACCCGGAGCAACTATAAACTGATTCTTGTAATGTTTACCAGGTCTATTAGACCATGGCGTTATATTACCAGATGCATCTGTAGCTCCTACAAATACAACATTTTCAATATTGCCTACATTCCCACGATCTAAAAGAGTACCATCATTACCAGCAGCATTTACAAAAAGAATATTCTTATGTGATCTCCATACATTTATTAAATTTTGATTCAAATAAGCTCTACCATAGTCATCATAATCACCATAACTCTGATTAATTACAGTTACCCCATGACTTGCTGCAAGATTAGCCATTTCTGTTTCAGCTGAATCTGATATCCACTGACCATCATTAGGACCCCAACTACTATTAAAGACTGCATAACTTCCAATATGTGCATTAGGAGCCACGCCACCATCATGGTCTAACCAATCTGGAGCCTTATTTTTACCGGCAATAATAGTAGCAACATGAGTTCCATGATTACTATAATATGCCCCTCCAAAATCACTAGGAAAATAATTTACACACCTACCTACTAATTCTTGATGGCTACATCTAGTAACACCATCCATAATACCTACTTTGACCCCGGAGCCATCTCCGTATTTGTGGGTCAAGTTTATTGCATTGTGGGCCCACTCACTACCATACACAGCACTAGATGCTGCAAACAACATAATCAAAATATACCGCTTCATTTCACTTCCCTCTATAGGGTTTTAAGAATCGTCTTTTATTCGCATATTCGTCTTTGCGATCAAATAGCTCCTAACAAGACCACTACGAACAATATCACCAATACCAAACTCTACTATTTTAAACTCTTCCATTTCATCTAGAATAGCTTGAAAATTGTGATACCCATCCCGATCTCCATTATGCTTCCGCAAGTCTGACTGTGCCATATCACCGGCAAAACAAATCTTAGTGTCTTGACCTACTCTCGTCATAATAGTGTCCAACTCTTGAAATATTAAATTAGATGCTTCATCAACAATTATAATACTTCTATCAAATGTTTGACCTCGTAAAAATGAGGTCGAATAAAATTCTAATGATCCCTGACCAACTAACTTATCATATAACTGTTCATGCCCTTGATCAGAAGGCATTTCAAATAGATATCTAACCAGAATTCTATATGGATCTTGATATAAATCTGATTTCTCTTCCAGAGTACCAGGCAAAAACCCAATGTCTCTAGAAGGTAACAACGATCTAACTAGCACAACTTTATTATAAGGTTGACTTTTATCTAATACTGCCTTAAAAGCTAGATGCAATAAAATAAAAGTCTTACCTGTCCCTGCACTCCCTGTGAGAAACAAATTCTTTTCTTTAGCCCATGCATCGAAAACCTTTTGTTGATTTTCACCAATGGGATTAATTGTGACTAATTGATTTAATTGTATATACATCTTTTTATGTTTACTCAAGTGTTAGTAATCTCCTATTAAATATTATATTAATATTTAGTTTGGATTGTACTCCCAGGATGATGTGATTTTATATTCTTTAATACAGAATTCCAATCTTCAGATGTATGACTTATAACATCGCCTGTATGTCCGATTAAACTATTTTTAGGTGGACTAAAAACCATAATCCACCCTTCTTCTTTTTTCTTTTCCATGTCGGCAATAGAACATAACAAATCATGCTCTACTCCATCAGGATCTTTCATTGTATAACTAGGCATTACTGTTGTATCTCCCATGAACCATCGGCTTGGCGACACGCAGTCCCATAGGCCTGTTCCATCTGGCCACCGATACTAACTGTTTGTGTAAACTCACGACACGGTGTACC